CTCTGGCTACATAAGTATTTATGTGTCCGTAACGTCACCAGGATATTTGTATATTATTACTAATAAATCCTGGCCTGGTTGGTTGAAAGTAGGTACCACTCGTAATTTAAAAACTCGTTTACAGTCTTATCAAACAAGTTCTCCCTTTAGAGACTATGAAGTTATATATTCTATAAAGCATCCCGCATATCTTCAAGCTGAACAGAATATAAAAAAGCAAATGGCGCATTTTGCTAAACAAATAAAGAACGAATGGTATGAAGTTGATTTACAGATAGCTAAGGTTAGACTATTAGAGCAGTTAGATAATTATTTTTATGGAGGATGTGATAAAGAAGAGGAATATGCCCCAGTTCCTCATGTCATGCCTGTATAAATAATTTAAATGACCTTTAAAGAGTTATCAGATTGTAACGACGTCTTTTTGCAAGAAGGGCCTTGGTCTAATCGTTTAGCAGCTTTAGGTTTGGGTGCCGCCAGTTTATTTGGTGGCCCCGGTGATGTACAAGCCAAAATGCCTACCCCGATAACTCATAATATTAAACAAGACCAATCATTATATGATTATATTGTTCAGAGTGAAGGTAAAGGTAAAACGGATCGCCCGGGATATGTATATAGAGATCATAAAGGTTACTTAACCGTCGGGGTAGGCCATTTAATTACTAAAAATGATCCTATACTTAAACAAATTACAGGCAAATATTATAACACAGTTCTTTCTGGGCGAACACCATTAAGTGATAGTCAAATGATGCAATTGTTTAATTATGACGTACAGGCAAAGATTGCTTTAGCGCGAAGTAAAGTAAAAAATTATGATAGCTTACCTGTATATGTCCAGAATGCTATCGTAGATGGTTTTTTTAGAGGTGATTTAGCAGGTAGTCCTAAGACCTTAGATTTAATGAATGAAGGTGATTTTAGTGCCGCGGCTATAGAGTATTTAAACAATAAAGAGTATCGCGAATCGAAGACAGATGGTACTGGTGTGGCTCCTAGGATGGAAAGAAACGCGACAGCTTATTCTACTTATGGAGCACAAGTACAGAAATTAAATAAATAATTAAATGCCAGCAAAGCTTGACAGAAAGGAATCGTTTAAGAGATATTTTGAACAAAATACTTATTACAATGATACCCTTCATCCTGAGTTTTGGACTAATGCTCAGTTTAAAGAAGATATATTAAAAGATATACTTACAATTGTAGATGATTTTATAGAGGGTGATGATCATGTTACGCCTGAAATGATCGAAGATGTACAATTAACAGGTTCAATGTCTAATTTTAATTATTCTGATTATTCTGATCTCGATGTACATCTCTTATTAGATTTCGCTGACATAAATGAAGATGAAACTATAGTAAAGAGAGCTTTAGATGGAAAGAGATTTATATGGAACTTAAGACATGATATCGAATTTAATGGTCATGAGGTCGAATTATATTTTCAAGACATTCACGACCCTCATGTAGCTTCTGGTTTGTTTAGCTTACAAGATAACAAATGGATTAAAAAGCCTGTTCACGATCCACCGGAAATAGATTATAAAGATGTCCAAAAAAAAGCTTCTACGTTTAAAAAAGAACTTGATCTTTTAGAAGATGCATTAGATAATATTGGCGACGCAAAAGAATTTGCTCTCATTAATAAGCGTGCTCAAAAATTAAAAGATAAGCTTATGAATATGCGCAAACATGGCCTTTTAAATAAGGGAGAGTTTTCTGTAGAGAATTTAGCCTTTAAGACTTTACGTAATGATGAGACTATATCTAAATTAAATGACTTGATTATTAAATCATATGATCTTATGTTCTCAAAAGATGATTTAGGAGAGAAAGCTGGATTGGACGACTGGCAGCGTACATTCTTAAGTGCTTTAGGTACAAAAAACGATCCACGATTTCAACATGAAACTGAACCAAAACAATACCCTGCAGGAATATGAAACCATTTAAACATTTTTTTGAAGATGATGACACAGTGTATGATGTGGCTGCGAAACCAGCCGCACCCGAACAGGGGGATTGGGCGCCAGTCGGGCAAGCAGATGATGACGCTTTAGATAAGATAAAACGTCGAACTCATAAGTATGAAACAGATGCAGATGCTGTTGTTGAGAGATTTTTAGATAAAATAGGGTTCCTTGATAAAAATTATACTAACTCTTTAACTGACGTGTTAGATGCTTTCGATGTAGATTATATTAAATTCGCTACATTCTTACAAAAGAGTAAAAGTAAATCTAGCTATCTTAAAAGTTTTCGTGGTAAAGGTGAAGATGATTTTTTCGAAAAGATAAAGTCTCGCATTGTTACACAATTAGATATTTCAGAAGAAGAGGCGTATCCCTTTTATCATGAGTTATGTAAAATAAATCACCCTCAAGGTAGGGTGGGAGTTGGTGAATGTGAATTTATGCTTGCGGTTCTTACTGAAGGGGTAAAAGGTATTACTGGAGATATTGGTACACTGAAAGCTAATGGAAGAGAGTACGAAGTCGGTACTCAAAGTAAAGTTATATCAAATGATATATCTCGAGAGATATATAAAACTGTACCAACTAGTCAAAGTAGAATTGAGGCAGGTAATCTTTGGAACGATGACTACCCGGACATGAAGTGGACGCAAGAAAATATGAATGAATGGATTACAACGTCAAATGATAGCTTTGTTAATTTTGATGGCTTGGAACAAATGGCAGAAGAAATATTTATGGAGGAACGATTAACAGGTGTAAATGAAGAAAAACGGAAGCAAGTATTTTGTTGCTGTGTATTACACAAATATCTTAGTAATCATAAAGACGATGTTATAGTCTTATTTAACGGAGGAGCTAAGCGCTTTGGTAAAAAGAAAGGAGTTGAGCGGGATGTGCATCGATCTCGCGCTGAGTTCCTTCATTGTAGATGGATGGCAGTAGGTACAAAAGCAAATGTACCTTTAATAACATTATTTAAAGAATGTGTGAAGTCGCTGCCTTGGTTTGGTTTTACTATAAGCGGTAAGGATAGAGTTGTACGGATCACATATAGGTAAATTAATGGCAGTATTAGGATTATATGATACAACAGTAATGGGATACAGGGTAAAGATTATGCCATATGTTATCGGTATCTTTGATGATGATAACGTTATTGATGGAGATAGAATTCCAAATAAAATTGTAAAGTATATAATTGATGAAGGTTTTTGTGATACATGGTTAAATAAAAATACAGGTATTAGAGTAAACATATACAGACAAAAATGTTAACATATAAGAAATATTTTCCATTATATGAAGCAGCTGGTCCAAATAAACATTTGACCCACCTCGAGGAACTTATTCTCACTAACCAAAAAGATGGTGGCATCCGAGCTCTTAATTATCTTCAGGCCTTAACAGAAGTATTAGACAGTCATACCCCTCGTGCAGTGAACTCGACAGTAAAGTATGATGGCGCACCGGCGGTAATAATGGGCGCCGACCCTAATGGTAAATTCTTTATAGGTAGTAAGTCTGTCTTTAATAAGATACCTAAAGTCAATTATTCAATTGATGACATTAAACAAAATCATGCCGCAGCGCCTGGCTTAGTTGATAAATTAGTTCAAACATTCGTACATTTTAAAAATTTAAGATTTAATTCTGCTTATCAAGGTGATTTTTTATTCGATGAAGAGATAAAGGAAATAAATGATGTTGATGGAGAGCAACATGTACTGTTTAAACCTAATACAATTGTATATGCCGTACCAACAAATAGTGAAGAAGGTCAAAAAATATTAAATTCGAAAATTGGTATTGTATTTCATACTGAATATGATGTTAGTTTAGATCAAGAAGGGTATGTTAGATTCTCAACTAAAAAGTTTGGAGTAGATGTTACAAATTTAGATCCAGGTCCTGAGGTATATGTAAAGGATGCTTATTTTGAAAACGCCGCTGGTTATATTACTTTAACAGATGAAGAAACAAAAAGTATAAATTTCTTAATAGGTACTGCTAGAAAGAATTTATTAAGTATAGACTTCAATAAAGTAACTGATAAATTGTTAGCTAATTTAAACACTTATATTAATACTGAAATAAGAGAAGGGGAGTTTTTAACTGATACAGCTGTCTCTTTTCAGCGGTTTGTGGAATGGTTCACAGGTAGAATAGATAAACAGATAGCAAAACTTAAAAGCCCTGGAGGTCAAGAAAAGGCAGCTAAAAATAAAGAGCAGTTATTATCCTTAATACAAGACGCCAGTCAGGATATCTATATTGTATTTGAATTTCAAAAAGCAGTAAAGCAATGTAAAGATATTTTTATACAAAAGTATAATAATATGATGCGTGAAGTTAGTATGAAGAATTATTTGTTTAGTCCGAACGGTGACTTGGTGGTAACAGATCCAGAAGGATATGTAGCTATTGACGCAACAGGTAATGCTGTTAAATTCGTTGATCGTTTAGAGTTCAGCAGAGCTAATTTCGCAATCGACCCGGATAGTAAATTCAAGAAGAATTAGTTGTTTCTTAAAATATCTTTGTAAATATTTTAGCATAAATGACTATTGTTTTTAATCTTTTTGACGCTAATTATAGCGGGCAGTTTCTAAAGTCATGGATCAATTTAACTACATATTTAAATAAGACTGGTATTCGATATTATGTTTCCTGGCACAGTAGCTGTAATGCATTTTATGCAAAACAAATGTGCTTAGGTGGGAATGTACTATCAGGACCTAAACAAGTACCATATCAAAAAACAATTAAGTATGATATTTTAGTCTTTTTAAGTAATAAAATTACCTTTTCGTCGGCTCAGTTCGTTAACTTGTATAATAAATTTAAAGATTATAAATTTTTATCCGGTAGAGTTGATGGTAGATATAAAGCTCTTACAGAAAACAACCAATATATTAAAGCTGAATATTTAGATTTTGATTTTGTGTTTATACGAAAAGGAGTATTTGAAGATCTAGAATATCCGTGGTTCCGACCACATGTAAGTACTACAGAGTCTGAGCAACACTATGTTGATGTTGATATATGTCATCGTATAAGAAAACAAAATATAGATTTAGTGATAGATAAAACAATTGACCTACATGGAGGTAATTTTAATTTTATAAAAATGCATGAATAAAACTATAGTTATATGTTGCCCAGGTGATAGCTTTTCCGGAGGCTTTATTAAATGCTTAACTCAGTTAATTCGAGATTTGAATAGTAAAGATTTTACGGTATATTTCTGTAGTACGTATTCTCGTAATATATATGAAGTTCGTAATAAATGTATGTTAGGTAATCCTAAAAAAGGACTTAATCAAAAAC